AATGTAGATCTACCTACATTAGCTGCTCTGTCACCAAACGTTAATGATCCCCCTGTTCCACTACCCGGCACCATCGTACCTGAAGTAAAACCTTCAACACCTTGTTGTACAAGACTTGGTCCAGTAGGGTCTTTTGCTCCAATTTGTTGTAAAATATTTTCTGGTGTTGGGTCCATCAAGTTTGGATTAGCAGCAACCAAATCAGCGTCCATAAAATAAGCTGAACTCGTTGGATCTTTTGTTGTAATAAAATCACCTGGTCTTTGACCTGAATAAGTAGTCGTTTTAGGCGCTACACCATAATCTGCTGGATCAGCAAATCTTTGTGCTGTCTCCCCTTTTGCTGCAGCTGCAGCTGTAGATCTAGCCACACCTGACATGAGCGCGCTTAAGTAGTCTATATCTGTGTCCTCATCCTCTGGGTCTGTCATTAATTTTTGTGTAAGTGCATCAAGACCAAAGCCACCAAGAAACTGACCACCAGGAAAATTCATAAAAGGTAGAGGCACCATAGATGAAGCTATAAAAGGTAAAACTGGTTTAAGTTCTCTAGGAACAGCTTTTGCTACAAACGATCTTATTGGATCTGTGACTGGACGTACAAAATCCTCAATCTCTCTGGTAGCTTCCCTTATTTCTCTAGGTATTATCTTATCGTGAAATGCCATTCCTTATATTCCTGTATTGTAATGATGCAAGTGGCCTATGCTTGATATAAGGCTTTTACTGAATTTACTGTCTTTTCGCATAAATTGCAACTAAGATTCTGAGCCCACAGTAGGCATTTTAGCTACTTTTATATAGACGCTTCTAGACAAGTCCTCCCTCTTTGTATCTGTATTTGGGTCATCTACGTCAGCGTCACCCTCGGCATCAGAGTTATACTCCTTGCCTGTTTTTAAGTTTTTTAACACCACAGTAGTGTCAACCTTTATTTGAGCTATTTTCTTATCGCCCTCGTATAAGTATGCTACTGATCCTGGTTCTTCAAATGCCATAGTTCCTCCTTACTGAAACTCTCTTTTTATTTCTAAATACGAACAGATGACATGCAAGTCGTTTGCATTTTCAGCCTGTACTTTTAACTCTTCATCTTCATTCATGACCAAAGAATTGGTCAATAGTTCTACAGTTGTTTTAGCAGATATGTCTTTCTGTTTAAACAAACTAAATACAGTATTACCAGTGTTTAACAATGTTACAGTTATCTCACACGCGTTACTAGCATCATCATTAGACACAAGTATAGACTTTACAATGGCTGTGCTCTCCGCAGGCACAGTGTACAAAACAGTATTGTCTGTGGTTGTAAGGTCTACTTTTGAATTTTTAAAACTATTAGACATTATGAAAAAAAGAAAGCCTCCTGCTCTTGTTCATCTTTTAAAACTTGTTGATAGCTGGTATTTAATTGTTCTACCACACCGGACACAGCTCTGTTAATTTGTCTTTGTGTGCTAACTTCATAATCATCTTTAGGTTCTGGTAATCTAACAATTATTCTTGACATTATCGACCTCCGTCTGGTTTTACATCTAACATTAAAGTTCCATATCTCCAAGACTCGTTTGCCGCTGTGTTTTCTATCTTTACACTGACATATCTTCCTCTAGCTCTTGTGTCTTTTTTAGTGGTTGATGATGTAATTGTAAAAGGACTGTTTGTAGAAGATGTTTCTGTTTGTGACGGAAATCTTTTTACAGACAGAGTTACATTTGCATTACCATTTAAATTTTTAAAATCAGGTATGAAACGACTTACAGATACAAATTTATTACCACCCCCACCTTGATCTTGTAAATCATAGTCGTATGATTTTATGTTTGATGCAACGGTGGTTACAGTGCCATCTTCATTTACTTGATCTGTGCCTATCTCATGTTGAAAGTATTTTGTTTGTCCAAGACCAACCTCACCTTGAACCACAGGAAACGTGCCCGTGCCTGTTGTATCAAACTTAGTTGCATATGGTCTTTCATATATTATTGCATCCATCCACGAGCTTCTTGATTCTGTTGATAGTGCCCACACGCCTCCAGGAATATTAGCTGACTCTGCATAATTGTATGATACACCTTTATTATTAAAATCACTGTCAGCTGGATACCACCAAACTATTTCGGAAAATAAATTATTAAGACCCGCAGCAACTTGTTGTCCTTTTGTTTTATCTAAATTATCAAACACTTCATCCTCTACACCACAAGGCAGTGTTTTTACCGTTCCATCATACAGTAAAAAACCTTTTGTGCTCATCCAGTATGCAACACCATCAACCTCTACAGCTGCATTACGACCAATTAGTCCACAGTTTGTGCCCACTTGTTCAACATTAAAATAAAAAGGTGATCCAATATATTTCATTGTGTACAAGGCATTGTCAGTAAAAATAAGAATAGTTTCTTTTGCTTTTAACGCTCCTACAATTTTTGTGCCGTCCTGTAATCTAAGTGTGCCAGCTGTGTTTGTAGAAGTAGGTGTAAATGTATTTATATCCTCCTGCACAGAAAATCGTATAAACATATCGTCTTGTGTTGATGGTGTGCCTATTGTTGTTTCTGTTCCAAAATGTATTAAGTGTCTGGTGGTGGGTGATATAAGCGTTATCCTCGATGCAGTAGGATTGTTACTTGTAGAAAAACTAGTTGTGCTTTTAGATGCCCTAACTGTCAATCTGTTACCAGCAGATGGGTTCCAGGTAAATGTTTCACCATTTGCAATTGTTGCAACCAACACCTCACCAAAATTATCTAAAGACCAAAGACCCGGTTCTAGTGTTGTTTGGTCAGCTGGTAAAGCTGTGCCCCAACCACTAAAATCTGATGCGTCGGTTACAGTTGCTCCATTTGAGTGTGCAGCAGCTGTTGTGCCAGAAGCCCCTCTTGATAGCCCAGTTAAATCATTACTAGATTTACCAGAGTATGTAATTAGTTCACTACCTATTTGTATGGTGCCTGAGCTTGGAAAAGCAGTTGCACTTGTAAGAGTTAAAGTTGTATCACTATCACTAAACGTGCCACCTTCGTTTATTGTTGAAGTTGCAGCTGTTGGCACTGTTCCGCCCCAAGGTCCAACACCCCAACCGTATCCATAGGTTTGTTTTTGTGGACCTACTTTTGTAAAAAATTCTACAGTCGTAGAACCTCCTGTTGATACAGTTGCTCCTGCAGCAGCTGTTGATGTAATCGTAAATGTAGTTGTGCTTGGAACGGTCACCACCATAAATGTTTTGTCTTCAAAGTTTGATGCACTAAGCCCCGTTCCACTAGGCAGGGTTACTGAGTCTAATAAAATAATATCTTCAGCGGCTAATCCGTGTGCCGAGCCTGTTGTAACTGTTATAGAAGTTGACTCGTTTGTGGTTGCAAGTGTGCAGCTAGTTTGTCTTCGCGCTGCATCAAAAGGAGATATGTCATATAGCTGTCCCTCAAAATAAAGTAATAAAAATTTATCTGTCCCTAGTGCAACATATCTGTTCCCTGAATTATCTAAGAAGGGGTGTTGACTTCTAACAACACCAACTATGCTTTCGTTTACGAGAGATGACCATCCACCAACTTTTTCTGGTAACCCATATCTAAAACGCACGTTATCACTATCAATCCAACGATTCTCTGCGCCCTTGGTTGTATTTTGTTTATCTATACCTGGTTGTATTTGTAGTTCAATAAGAGCCATGTAAACCTCTTACGTTCCAGCAAAGTGCTTCTTTACCCAACCTTTTGTTGAATTTGCGTATACAAGTGTAAAACTTTGTCCGTTTGTGTTGACAGTTAAGTCACTAGCTGAACCTTGTATTGGTTGACTGTTTCTGGCAATCGTTAAGTTGTTAGAGTTAAAACTAAGTTTACCGTCTAAGAAGTGCACCTCGTTGCCAACAGCCGGACTCGCAGGTAGTGTGACTGTTACTGCAGCTGCACTTGTATCTACAATCACTTGGTCACCGTTTACAGCTGTATATGCACCTGTTGTGGTCACATAACCCTTTTGTGTAATACCTGTAATTACGTTTGTGCCATCTACGATTACAAGCATCGTAGATCCAACAGGCATTGTTACACCTGTGCCTGAACTTGTTTTAATTGTTATTGTATAATGATTTGTTGTTCTTGTTGTGCCATCAATTACAAGGTATGTTTTTTCACAAGAATCAGGAAAAATTAAACTTCTATTTGCAGTTAAAGACCCTGTTAATTTTATAACTTTATTACGACCATCAGAAACAGCACCGTCACTAATAGCTGGTGTTTGATTACCTGATGCTAAACTAAGCTCAATATAACCACCAACAGCTTGTTCGACCATGTCAAGATTAGTGTTTGTAGTCGTACCCCATAAACCGGCTTTTTCACCGGTTGTCATTTTTTCAAGTTTTAGTGATGTAGAAAATGATGATGCCATAATTATTTATATCCTATGCTGCTACGTTTGTCCATGTTTGGCTAGCGTTCAAGTTTATATCATTCCAAGTGACAACACCAGCGCTAGTTGTTGTTATTGTTAAAGAACTACCTGTAGGCACAACCACACAATCCGCTGTAATAGTGACTGTTCCGGTAGCCACGGTGCCCATTTCACTACCAGTGGCAGCTACATCAGCGTTTGCTTTGGCGACTACATCACCAACAGATACGGTGACAGAATTACCTGTAACTGCGAAGTTTGCATCTCCGCTAAGTGTTACATCACCGATTGCCGCTGTGGCAGAACTACCATCTACAGTTACAACCGCTCCAGCTGTTACTGTTACAGAACCTGTAGAGCCTGTAACCGCGTTGCCCGTTACGGCATGCTCGGCAACACCACTAATGGTAACGTCACCTATAGATACAGTTACCTCGTTACCAGATATAATGATAAAGTTTTCATCATTACCTGTGCTGGCAAACGTTGTTGCTGCAAACGAGCGAACGCCAAACATTAGACGTCCTTAACGTTAGATAGTTCGCTATTTGTTTTTAAGTCTGCGTATGCAAGTTTAATGGGGTTGTCTGTTGCATCTAAACTGTAGTCAATCTTAAAGTGGTCAACATGACGATTAGATATACGCATAGATTGTTCTTTAATTTCATCATCACGAGTATCTTTATCTTTATAAATTAAAACATCGTAGACCAGCTTCCAATTACTACCCACTTTTTTAACATAAGCTTGAGTCACTCTT